GCAGGGCTGTAAGCGGCGGCAATGGCTGCACCGGCTGCGGTCGCTTCCCCTACGGCGGCGGCGGTCGTGGTTTTTCCTACCGCCAACTGCACAACCTGGAAGGCAAGCCATTGCGCGGCCATCTCCCCGACTGCGTTGACGACCGAGCGGGCCATACCTTCGGCCAGTCCGTCGATAGCATCACCCAGGGTTTCGGCATCGAACACCATGGATTCAAAAGCGTCACCGAAGCGGCCCGAGAATCCGTCGATCACTTCTCCCGAAAGCTCCTGAAAGTTGACCAGGTTCGCTTCTGCGGCGGCGAGATAACGCGCCCAATAAGACGCCTGAACCTCTAGCTGTTCCTCTGCGCCTTCGGCGGCAAAAGCGGTCATCCGCTGTTGGTGAGCCTCGAACGCCTGCTCTCGGAGTTGTTCTTTCTCAATTGCGGTAATGTTGAACTTTTCAATCAGGTCTATTTGATCGGCATACCGGTTGAACTCAGCCATCGCAGGATTGAACTCGGCCCGCATATCGGCCAGGGATTGCTCAAGCTCTTTCAGGGCTTCTGCGGCGTCGAGCGCTTCCTGCTCTGTTTTTGTTATGCCGCTAGTATCGCCAGCCTCGCTGGCCTGCATGGCGTTAGATATTTGGTCATTGGCGAGCTTCAGCGCTGCGGCGGATTCTTCGGCGGCCTCTCGCGCCTCAAACACAAAGCGCTTGAACTGATCCCCTGGCAGTGGCTTTGAAAGCTCGTCCTTCAGTTCTTTGTTAAGCCCGACGATAACCGCCTTGGTTTCGTCAACCTCACCCTGAAGAATGGCGCCAAGGTCGGAGATCCCCAGCAGGTCGATATCAATACCCGGTATGGCGTTGAGGGCCATCAGCAATTCATTCACGGCTGCCGTTGGGATCTCAACTATTTCGCGGGCAATCTCCAGCAAGCCAATTCTGATACTGGCGCCGAAAACTTCCGCTACGTTCTCACCCTGGCGGAACTGCCGATATAATCTCTCGACTGCGTTCAGGGCTAAAGCAGCCCCGTCAATGACGGCGTTGAAAGCGTCGGCGGTTGCCTCACCTAATCCGCCTGCATCCTTGGCACTCTGCACAAACAGATTACTGACGGCGGTCAGGATCGGCGCCACCTGAACAGCAAGTTGCTGGCTCAGGGCATCCGCAAGCCTGCCAGTCCGGGCAAAGGCGTCATTCGCCTGCTCAACTTTCGACGCGTCAAGGTCGCTCAGAGCCAGGCCGAGCGTTTTTATTTCTTCCCGGTAGCCGCGTATAGCATCACCGCCTTGAACGAAAAAGGCGGCGGCTTCCTTCTGCTCGAAACCAAGGTCTTGTGCAAGTCTTGCCGCCCGCTGCATAGACACGCCGCTGTCGCGAACTGCGTCGGCAATGCTCGCCACCCGCTCGTCAACGTCCATGTCGGACAACTCTTCCAGACTAAGGTTCAGAGCCTTGACGGCCTTCGCGCCTTCGCCCATCCCTACTTCAGCGGCACCGAGTCGGCGGTTAAGCCGGGCAAGCGACATCTGATAGCGGTCAACGCCAGCATCCCCAAAGGCCAGACTGAGCGCTGTGACAGCATCGTAGGATGCCCCCAGGGATCGGGCGAGCTTGGCCTGGCTGTCTACGGTTTCGAGGCCTTTGAGCGTTAAGCCTGTCAGTGCGACACCGGCAGCCGTAGCCCCTACCGCGACGACAGACAGGGCTTTCTTGACGGCCTGGCCGGTGGCCTTCAGGTTCTTCTCTACCTGCTTGCGCCATTTGTTCGACTGGCGCTCGGCCCTGTCCATGCCCTGGATAAAGCTCCCCGTACGAGCTACGATGTCAAGCGTCAATGTTCCCAACGACTTAGATGCCATTAATCAACCCACCTGTACGCGCGTCTTTTTTTGATTTCGCAGATAACTGAATCGCTAACCTTGAAATCTCTTGCGATTGAGATGTTGCTCTCCCCCGCTTTACACCTATCTCTTATCTCTCTGATCTGACTTTCATTGAACTTTTTCGCATATCCTTGGCCCTTAAGTTTTTTGAGTGCCTCAGCCCTGCGTCTTACTGTTTCAGGGTTTTGCTTTACGCCACTTTTTGCCTTGCTGATCTTCAGCTTTGTCTCTGCCGTGTGGCTCTTGCCGGTCATTGGAGAAAAGTCTTTTGGCCTGGAGTCGCTCATCTTCTTGCGAGTTTCAGTGCTATGTATGTGCCCAATCATGGAGCCTGCGGTTTTGGCTGAGTTGTATTCTGGCCGCCCCGAATCAATAGCTTTTTGCTCTTCAGCAATAAGGTCATCGACTTTACACGCCTTGATAACCCTAAAAATGAAGCTTTCCCCGCCATTCTTGTTCCAGCACCTCTGCATAAATCTGCTGTGATGATTGCCTTGCTCAAGTTGTCTTAAGTGTTCGCGCCACCGCTTCGAAACGTTTACAGCGCTGCCAATATAACGGCGGCCATTCTTGATGTTGCGAATCTCATAGATGCCGGTATTCAAATGTTCGGGAAGGTCGCCAAGCATTGTTTCCGGCTGATCTTCTGGCGCCAGGGTTGCCGCAACCTGCACCGGCCTGCGAAGCTCAGACCTCAATGCCAGGTTCTCGATGCGGTCGTCCAAAAAGTCGCCGTTTCTGCGAACAATATCTTCCGCAGGGTTTTCCCCGTAATGCCACGCCCACACCAATGCGGATGCCTGCCAGTTTCTGTCGTTCAGTCCGATCCTTCGGGAGCCTCTAGAGCATACGTGCCCAACTACTCCCAGCCTTGCGCCCCTGCCCCGTTTAACCCTAATAAGACGACCGGTTTCCCAGTCATAATGAAATTTATCTCTAACTTCTTGCGGGTCAATAGTGCCTGTTCTGCGCATATTGCTTGCTCTGTCTAGTGTGATAGTGTCACTATATATGAGATCACACTAATTGCCAAGGTGTCACTACATGAAAGATTTTAGATCACAGTTCAGACTGCCAACCGAGCTTGCCGACCGTCTAAAGGTAAATGCTGAAAAGAACAACAGGTCAATGAATGCCGAGATTGTTGCAAGGCTCGAAAAATCCTTTGACGGCCAGCTTGACCGGATAGAGACCGGCGTTAATAAGTTATTGGAAAGGAATTAAAAAGGCCCGCTCAATGGCGGGCCTCGGGTTATCCGTTTAAATTGTCAGCGTTGGCTATTTGCTCTTCATTAGCCCCATCAACTGCAATATGTTCTGGTCTTTCTTCCCTCCCGCCAGTTGACGATCAATGGCCGCCCTCTGGGTGGCATTGCTCAGCGCCATAAGCAGCCACACAACAAGCCATAGGCCGCCGGTGATGATTGATAGAATCAGGTGGAGAATGTGCGACGTTTTGAGATCGGATCGCTTTGCCAATAGTTGATTATCGTTCATGATGGGTTCCTCCTGATGTATAGGGCCAGCATAGCACCCTGTCACCATAAATCCATCGCCTCTTCTTGGGATATTGCAGGCTCTTCCATGTGCGGCATGAAGTCCGTTACCTTGAACTTTGATTTCGAGCTTTTGCTGTTGGCGTAAACCGTGGCGAGAACGGCGCACCCTTCCTCGACTCTCATGCCGATATTGAAGCTGCCGCGCTTGTTTCGGTACGCGGCCCACCTCAAAAACTCCCGATAGCTAAGGGCTTCTTTCGCCTTCGCTATGGTGTTACCCCCGACTCCGGCAAGGACAAGCTCGTGCCAGATTTCTTCTTCGCCGGAGATTTCAGGGGCTTTTTTTTATCGAAGTCGCTAACCTCCCCGATCACTCGCAGCAGTTCCATGGTGAGCGCCCGGCACAAGGGGCCGCGCTCTTCGTCGGACTCGCCGGTAATGTCCTCCAGGGTGAACACAGGTTTCAGGTCGTCGCCAAGAATGGAGGATGCAATACGGCTGGCAATGGCATCCCGCGACGTGAGATCCGACACGGCAGTGCTATAAGACAAAGGCTTAACGTTAACCTCGGCCTTATGGGTTTCGCCGCCGGATTTCCATGTGATCTCTTTCTTGACCGGGGCGCCGGTAAAGGCGCCCATATCTTTCAGTGAATCAATGCTAAGGCTCATAATCATACCTTCTGGGTCCACACGGAATTGCCAGTGCGCTGAATAGACACTTCAGAGGTGACTATCGTATTGCTTGAGAAGTCCAGCGGGAAGTCGGCAATGTATCCGGAGAACTCAAACCATGTGCGAGTCGTCGGCAGGACGAACGCTCCGTCAATATCAACAGTCGGAGGCGCAGTGCCATCAGCCCAACCGATGACGAAGTTAATGCTGGCGACTGTGTCATCCTTGGAAAGCGCGTGCAGGCGAATATGCGAGGGCTCGCTCGGATCTGCGTTAAGGGTGGCGGAGGCCTGGCCGGGGGTGCGAAGGCCGCGCTTGTAGGTGCGCACACTTGCTGCCAGCGGAGTGTCTTCGATCTGGTCAGCCGGTGAGCCGCCAGGGTTGAACGTGGTGACATCTTTGATCGTAACGACTGTATCATCAGCCGGGTCGATCATGTAAACCTGTGTGCCTTGGGTCAGAATGCTCATTCGTTAATCTCCGTACGGGTTTCAGGTATTAAAAAACCCGCGCTTGGCGGGTTGGGTTGGGTTGGTAAGTCTTTAAGTTCATCTTCTAGATTAGGTGGGTTATTTTGCAGCCTTTAGAGATATTGTCTTTAGCCCAAATAGGGCGAAGATTTGTAAGGCCCCAAGCTCTCATTAATTCGGGATCATCGGCCCCTGCAATTTTGAAGCTAGACAGCGGTTTGATGTGGTCGATATGCCATTCTCCGTAATTACCCCACCTCATGCCTTTTAGAAACTGCCGCTCCAAGTGCGCCATCAGCTCGTTAAGAGTGTATCCAAGCAGGTCGAAAGTTTTGCGGCCTCCTTTCCCTCGCCGGATGGTTTCGCAAATGGCTGCGCGCATACTCGCATTAAGCCTATAGCTGGCAGAGCTGTGTCGTTTTTTATGGGACTTCGTATAAATTTCACGATTTTTTACCGGGTTAAGCTTTCGCCAAGTCTTTGTAAATTCACGATGACAGTCGCGGCAGCCGCTGCGATAACCGTCAGCAGCAATCTTCCTGGGCATAAACTCTGTTTTGTCTTTAACTTTGCCGCAGTTGTAGCATCGCTTTGTTGGCGCGGATAACATTGCTTCACGCCTCTTTCTGTTCGCCTCTCTATTTGGGGCGCGTGCCTTCTCATACCGGGCCTTTTGATCGGGTTTTGAGCAGGGCTTACAGATCGAAGTCCTTCCGTCTTGGTGTCGCTTATGCCTGTAAAAGCAGATCAGCGATTTAGTTTCGCCACACTTGCTGCATTGTTTATGGTCAGGCGTATAATTGCTGTCAGCCATTGCCGTGATCCTCGTCTGATCAGGTGGTGGTTAGAAGCCTCGCGGTGTTGATAGCACCTCGGGGCTTCGTCAATTATACCTCATCATTCACGACGAACCCACCAGTCAGAATCAAAGCTCACCCTGTACCGCCCGGTTTCAGACTCTTTGGTCGGCCCTGAGTAGCGGACTATTTGCGCCTTTAGCTCCAAAGAATTACGTACCGCAATGTACGCCAAAATAACTGACTCGTAAGTATTCCCGTAGATATCAACCTGAACAGTAACGCTGTCAATATCAGGCCTTCCTGATAGATAATTTTCGGGCGAACCTGAAATTGTCTGAAAAACGCCATAAGGCGAATCTACTGACTGCGGAGCCTCTCCGGCAGGGTAAAGCCGTGTCGGGCCAGTGCCGAGAATGGCAGTTACGTCAGTGTCAGCGGCACAGACCTGGAAGATAGGTGGATACATTACGCTTTCCCCTTGGCCGCTTTCTTCAGCGCACGATCAATGGCTTTGTTGTACTGGCTCACAAACTCGGCGGATATGGCGTCAAGGTTTTGACTCATGGCCGGGCGCATAAATGGCTGCGCTCGCATCTTCTCGGTGCCGAACTCCAGTAAGCGCCAGTGAGGCGTCGGCGGTGTTGATTTGTCGTTGGTGCCTGTAGTCTGTGCCCCGTACATAACGCCAACCCGAAACATCAGGTTGCCGGTGCGCTTGAACGTGCGACCAGACCAGCGAACGGCCACGTTATCCGCGATAGATTGCGCGGTGGCTGAGTCGTCCAGCCGTGCGGCGTTATCCTTGGCTTTGTCTCTCAGCAGGTTGGCGGCCTTTCTCAAGGCAAAGCGCCCGCCTTTGCGCTTCAGGTCATAGCTCAAACCGTCAAGCCGTGCGGACAGTGCGGGCAAGCCCTCGATGTTGAACTTTACTTCGTCAGCCATTGTTAACGCCCTCAGATACCGGCAAAGTCAGATACTCGCGGCCTGAATTGGGGTCGGTCAGGACGCCTTTGATGTCAAATATCCGGTTTCCCTCGAGGATCCGCATACTCGAGTCAATGCCGGAGCGGTACCGGATGACAATGCGGGCGCTGATTTCAGACTGATTCGAGCCCGCCGATATGAAGTCGCGGACGCTCAAAGGTTCGATTGACGCCCATGTTTCCGTTACATCTTCCCAGCCTGGCGTCATGGCCCCGGTGTTTGGGTCTTGCACATCGGCGCGGCGCTGGATGGTGATGAGGTGGCGCAGGTTTCCGGCTCTCACGCTATACCCCCATACCTACGCGGTAGAAGTGGAGCAGCCGATCAACCGCAGGATTGTCTGCTCGGCTCATGCCTACTATTTGCCCTTCGCGGTTTTCGTACAGATCCCCAATAATCAGCAACATTGCAGACTTGATTGATGCCGGTACGGGCACCTCCGCGCCTTGGGCATCCAGCCAGGGAATGCTCCGGCCAAGGTATT